AATACAACACAACTACAAAAATTAGATTCATTATTAAGTTTCTTTAATTATAATAATGAGATCACAAAAGATGTTTTTAATGACTTGTTAAGTTATCAAGATGAATTTAAGTTATTATTAGAAGAAACTATAAAAGTTTTTATGTTTGATTTTTGGAATAATGAATATAAACATTATATGAGAGATTTAAAACCATCATATAAATATGAAGTTTATAAAGAATTAAAAGATTGGGATTTAGAATTAGATGGAAAATCAGATTTACATTTAGAACTTATTCAAGGTGTTATTGGTGACTACACAATTAATGGTGAAGATGATTCACAAAGAGTTAAAAGATTAGAAAACGCATATATTTAATAAATTTAAAAACCTAAAACAAACAAACCCTTGCAGAAATGTAAGGGTTTTTTTAGTTAAATATTTTACATATTTATAAAAAAGTAATATATCATTTTTGCAATAGTGAATTTATTTGGGTTTGAAATCAAAAGAATCAATCCAGTTCTATCCGCAAAAAAAGGTTTCTTAAATGCAAACTTTGGTGGAATGATTGGAAGAACACCAGTCACTGAAGAAACCGCAATGGGTTTATCAGCGTATTGGGCGGGAGTTAGAAGAATAACAGAATCAGTGGCAATGTTACCAGTTGAAGTTTTTCGTAAACAAAACGGAAGGCGTGAAATTGTTGCACATCCAACAGAATACTTGTTAAATGCTGAAGCAAACTATGAATCAATATCATTTGACTTCACACAAATATTAATCACATCAGCAATAAATCATGGTAATGGTTTGGCAATTATTGAACGTGATCAGTTTGGAACACCAACATCTTTGGTCAATGTAACTCGTGAACAATGCGAACCAATTAAATATGATGATGAGATTTATTGGAAAGTTCAGGTTAAGGAAGCATACAACGAAAGTGAATCACTATTAGTTAAAGATGCTGACATGATAAATCTTCGTGGGTTTGGAGTTGATCCAGTTGTTGGACTTTCGGCAATACAAGCACACAAACAAAATCTTGGTTTATCAATTGCAGCACAAGATTATGGTGCAGACTTTTTTAACAAAGGGAGTAGGATCGACGGCTTCATCGAATACGCAGGTGTTTTAAAACCTGAAACAAAAGATGCAATCAGTCAACAATGGGCTGCAAACTATGGACCAAATGGAACACGTGGGACTGCAATTCTTGATGCTGGTTCAAAATATCATCGTATTGGACTTCCTCCAGCAGATGCTGAATGGATTTCAACCCGTAAATTTCAGAAAAACGAAATTGCAACAATTTTAGGAATACCATCTCACATGATTAATGAAATGGAAAATTCAACGTTTTCAAACATTGAACACCAATCAATTGAATTTGTGACTTATTCAATTGGAACGTGGATTGAAAAGATTGAGCAAGAATATAGACGAAAATTATTAAAAGATACTGAAAAACTTGACCATTATTTCAAGCACAATGTTGATAGACTTCTTCGAACTGATGTCAAAACAAAAGGTGAGTATTACAGACTCATGACAGATATTGGTGCTTATAGCATAAACGATGTACTTGAATTGGAAGATAGGAATCCAATTGAGGGTGGTGATGAACGATATGTCCAAATAAATAGAATACCTATTGAGGATATGAAAGAATATTATAAAAAAGAAAATAATGAATAAAATAGAAAGACTTGCAGAGGTTCGAAATATAAATGAAGTTGAACGAACTGCACAATTTGTTATATCAACTGAATCCATTGACCGACATGGTACATCATTCAAACTTGATGGATGGGATTTAGCAACTTATGATCGCAATCCAATTGTTGGGTATAATCATGAAGTGAGTGGTTCTAATCCTGACACAATCATTGGAACATCACGAGTGTTTAGAGATGGTGAAGCGTTGATTGGTGAAGTAACATTTGAACGTGAGGGAAACAATCCTTTGGCTGACAAAGTATTTAACAAGATGCAAGATGGTATTTTAAAGATGGCAAGTGTTGGAGCAATTCCACACGAATATCGTTATGGCAAAGAAGATGATGAGGACAGAAACACGATTTATTTTACACGACAAGAATTGGTTGAATGGTCAATTGTAAGTGCTGGTTCAAATCGTGATGCGTTTAAACGAAGTGCTGACCAAGTTGATGAACTTAAAAAATCACTTGAGGTTGAAGAAGAAATTGTTGAACAAGAAATGGGACTTGAAACAAAATCAGCTTTGCGAAATTATAACAAAGTTAAAATTGTTACAAAGTACCTATAATTAAATAATTGATTTTTGTAATATAAAATTTAGAAAATGAGAAATAGTAAAGTAATAAGAGAAGAAATCGGTGAAGTGAAAACTTCCCTTGATGCTCTTGAAAATTTAGTTTCTGATGAAAATAGAGATTTTTCTGAAGAAGAAAAAGTGTCATTTGACACAAACATGGAAAGATTAACTGAATTAGTTGATGAGCTTCCAAAAGTAGAAAAAGAAGAAGAAATAAGAATGAAAGCAGCAAATTTAGGTGGAAGTCCAGTAGTGGCAGAAACTAAAGAAGAAAAGGAAATAGTAAGAGAATTTTCTTTTGGTAAGGCAGTACGTGCAGCATATGGTGAAAAACTTGATGGTGTTGAATTAGAAATGGCTCAAGAAGGTCAGAGAGAAATGAACGCAATTGGTCGTAGTGCTAATGGTGTTGTTATTCCATCAATGATTTTGAACAGAGCAGTTGTTACTGAATCAAATACGAGTGGTGTAGAAACTCAAAGTTTTGTAGATGCAGTTTACGCAAACACAATTCTTGATGATCTTGGTGTGACTCGTGTAAGCACAACAACTGATCAACGCATTCCAATTCTTGGTGCAGTAAGCACTCAATGGGAAACAGAGGTTTCAGATGCAATTGATGGCGGATCTGTTATGAGCAAAAAAGACCTTGCTCCAAAACGTTTAGCAGCTTATGTTGATTATTCAAAACAAGCAGCCATGCAGCATAATGAATCACTTGAATCAGCATTGAGAAACTCAATTGCACAAGCGGTTGGAGCAAAAGTTGAATATGCATTATTTACTGATGATTCTGCAAATGGTGCATATGATTATCTTGGTGATGGAAAAACTCCAGTTACAAATGCAAACATCACAAACTTGATGATGGCATTAGTTGAGCAAGTTCAATCTAATAACCACAACAGAGGTAATTTAGGTTTTGCAGTTTCAAATGATTTATTTACTGAGATTTATACTGCTGCACAAGTTAGTGGTGTTAATCCATTAATCATAAACGAAATGATTATGGGAGTAATGGCGAAGTTTTCAAACCAAATTGCTGACATAGCAAGTAAGCCAGTTGTTTATTATGGTGACTTCTCAAAAGTTCAAATTGCACAATTTGGAGCCTTGGAATTGCTTTCAGATCCTTACACTCAGGCAATTAAAGGAACAAACAGATTAATCTTGAATTCTTACTGGGATGCTGCACTTATACAAGGTAATGCCGTTTCAGTCGGAAATTTTGGATGATAGTAGTTTTAATTAGTTAATATATTAAGAGGGTGGGTTTTGCCCATCCTCTTTTTTTTTAAAAAGCAATGATAAGAAACAAAAAAATAACAAGCTACACACCATCAGTTAATTGGGGTTTGACTTTGGTTGAAGCAAAAAGACATTTAAATATATTGGATACATCATTTGATGATTTAATAAACGATTACATAGCATCTGCACACTTGATGTTATGGAACGAAGCTGGTTTGCTTATCAAAGGCGGTGTGACTGGGTACATGACTGAATGGGATGATTTCAGAATTGATGTTAATCCTTTGGATTCCTTTTCAATTTACTATTATAATTCTAACAACTCACGTACATTGTTGGATTCATCTAAATACATTGCAACAAATGGACTTTATTCTTATGTTGAGATGAAAGACAATTTGCCAAACTTATATGATCGTGATTTTCCAATTGAAATTGAAATAACAACTTTGGCGAATACTGATGACATGGTGACACAAGCATTGCGAATGATAGTGTCAGACTTTTTTGAAAATAGACAAAGCACAATTGTTGGGAGCAATATGCACAACCTATCAAGGGGAACAAAGTTCCAAATGTCAATGGTAAGCCAACGAACTGAAATATGAACATAGGTCGTTTAGATAGAAAGATTGTGATTGAATCACAAACGTTTTCAACCAACTCGATTGGTGAATACACTGCAAGTTGGTCAACGTATCACACAACGTTTGCCAATGTGCAACGTGGTTTAGGTAATGAAAAAGTTGAAGCGGATCAAGTGACATCCACAAGTAAGGTTAAATTTAAGATTCGGTTCTTTAATGGTATTGATGAATCGATGCGTATTTCATACAATTCAAAATATTATGACATTCTAGACATCCAAGAACTTGGTCGTGAAGGTCTGATGATAAGTGCAAATAAAAAACTATGATAAACTATAAAATTGAAGGTTTTGAAGGTGTTGCACTTGAAATCCAATCTTTGGATGACAAAATGAAAAGGCGTGAAATCCTTAAAATATTAAGAAGGCAAATGCAACCAGTGGTTGACAAGATGAAACAAAATGCACCAAATCAACGAACTGAAACAATAAATGTAAGGGGTACTGACTACCCACCACAAGAATTGAAAAACTCTATTAAGGTTAAAACATCACCATCAAAAAAATATCCAAATGTTTTGGTTGGTCCACAATATGGAAAAGGTGCAAGGAAGTTTGATGGTTTTTATGCGTGGTGGATTGAATACGGTGTTGGAACACATTCAGCAAATCCAACTGGAAAAAAGAATTTTATTCAGAAAACTTATTCTGAAACGAGTGATAAAATATACACTCAAGCAAGTGATAAACTTAAAAAGTATATAAAAAGAAAAGCAAAAAAATTAAATTTATGAGAATAGAATTAACAATGGATTATGCAATCCACGAAAGAACATTACCTGAAGGAACACAATTGCGTGTTTCAAATAAATTAGGTAAGGAATTAATTGATTTGAAAGTTGCGAAAGCACTTGATGATTTTACGGAAGAAGAAAAAATTGAACACATTGTGCAAGTTGCAATGGACAATGAAGAACTTCCAAAAGTTAAAAAAGTTACAAAGAAGAAAAAATTTGATAATTAATATTGTATAAAAATTAAGGAAATAAAAAAATGGCTTCAACTGGAATATTAAACGGAACTCTCGCAAAAGTACAAGTTGCGGGGACAACAATAGCACACTTAACATCAAACTCGTTGACTTTTGATATGTCAACAAGAGATGCATCAACAAAAGATTCAAGCGGATGGAAAGAGAGTCTTGAAGGACAAAAATCATTTAGCGGTTCAGCTGAAGGTTTTTTTGCTGAGGATGCATCTTATGGGTATGAAGATTTATTCGGTGTATTTGCAGCAAGGACAAAAGTTGTTGTAACATGGACAACTGATGTATCAGGAGACAATGAGTATCTCGGCTCATGCTACATTACATCACTTGAAAGAACTGATGGACTTGAAGAGTCAAGCACATTTTCAGTATCTTTTGAAGGAACTGGTGCAGTTACAAAAGCAACTGTGTAAGAAATTGATTTTTGTTATATTGTGATAAATGGGGGATGGGGGAAACTTCATTCCCTTTTTTTATTAAATTTGTAGCATGATAAAAATTAAAAACAAGGAGTACAAATTTAAATTCGGTTTCAAAGCGTTATTAATGTTTGAAAAAGAAACTGGTGAAAGCATCTCAAAAATGGGTGATAATATGACAATGGAATCCATTGTTGACATTGCCTATGCTGGAATGAAATCATCAGGTGAAAAAGTCACAAAGGATTTTATTATTGATGCAATCGATGAGGACATGAGTTTGATCAATGTTTTCACTGAAGCTATGTCGCAAGATATGGCAGCATTTAATAATTTAAATGCGGAAGCAAAAAAGTAAAATTGCCATTGCATAATTTCATAAGGGGTTTTGTTTTGGGTGCATTAAAACAAAGTCCTTTATGTTTAAATAATTATACAATGGTTGAAATATGGGATGCATATGTTGGACATCGTTTGAATGAAAACATAAATGCAAGATCAATGTGGGAAACTGCAAGATTGATTTCATATGTTACGTTAAAATCACAAGGGCAAAAAACAATGAAACGACCACAAGATTTGATGAAGTTTGAATGGGAAGAACAAAGCGGAAAAAAAGGAACAAAATCAAATCCGTACACAAAAGCAGAAATTGAACAACTTAAAAAATTAAAACCAAACTGGTTCAAATAAATGGCAAAGAAAAGTATTAACATAAGGGCTGGATTTGACTTAAAAGCATTTAGTACATCTCAACAAAATTTAGTTAGAAAACTTCAGGCATCAGGTAAACAGATGAAGTCTATTGGTCGTTCAATGTCAATGTCATTGACTGCACCAATTGTTGGACTTGGTGCGGTTGCAACAAAAACATTTGCAACATTTGAGCAATCAATGGCAAAGGTTAAAGCCATAAGTGGTGCAACTGGTTCAGCATTTAAGGACCTTGAAAACACTGCAAAAAATCTTGGTATGACAACAAGATTCTCATCAAGTGAGGTTGCAGAATTAATGTTGAATTACTCAAAACTTGGTTTTAGTGCAAGTGAAATTGAAAAAATAACTAATGCAACATTAAATCTTGCACTTGCAACTGGTGAAGATTTAGCACAATCAGCATCAATTGCTGGGGGTACGTTGAGAGGTTTCGGTTTAGAAGCTGGTGAAATGACAAGAGTTACTGATGTAATGGCAAAATCATTTTCATCATCAGCACTTGATTTAGAAAAGTTTCAAAATGCTATGCCAAAAGTTTCAGCGGTTGCATCGAGTTTAGGTATTACACTTGAGGAAACGACTTCAATGCTTGGTGTTTTAGCAAATAAAAATATTAGAGCAACAACATCAGGAACATCGTTAAAAAACATATTCTTGATGACAAGTAAGTCTGGTATGTCATTTAAGGATGCAATGGATAAAATAAACAATGCCATTGTTCCCTCAAATACTGCAATGGAAATGTTTGGGAAAGAAAATGCAACAGTTGCAGTTGCACTTGCTCAAAGTGGTGATGCAATTACTCAAATGACTGCTAAACTTGAAGGTGCTGAAGGTGCAGCAGCTGCAATGGCTGGAATTATGGATGACACACTTGAGGGTTCTATGTTTAAACTCAAGTCAGCTACTGAAGCAATGGGGATTGCCATAGGCGAAAAACTTGCTCCACACGTTATTAAGGTCACAAACTTTCTTGCAAAATTAGCACAAGGATTTACAGAACTTAATCCTGAAACACAACAAATCATCATTCAATTAGCTGCAACTGCTGCTGCAATTGGTCCATTGATATTTGCGTTTGGTGCATTACAAACTGCAATGGCATTCTTAATTGCACATCCAGCGGTATTGGTTGCAATTGCGTTGACATCAGCATTGGCTGCATTAAATATTGCAGCGAGTGAAACAAACAACATTTTTAAAGGTGTTAAGGATGCAACGGACCAAATGAGTGAGTCGTATGAAGAATTAAAAACTCAACTTGATAAGGTTAATCAATTAAAGAAAAAAGGTTCAAAAGCATCAGTTGAAGAAATTAGAGTTACAATTGAAACAACAAAGGCAACAATTGAACAAACAAATGCTATAATTAGGCAAGGAATTGAAAGGCGTAAAAATTTAGTTTTACAAAAAAAGGAAGCACTTGAACAAACACTTGCAGCAACTCGACAAGTTGGTAAGCAAGGCGAATTTATTGGCACTGAATTAGCTGGAATAAAAAACATTGAAGACAATATAAAAGCACTTGACAAAGAACTTATTGCTTTAAATGCAACAAACGTTGATGCAGTTGATAATGTCAAAGAATTAGAACAAATATTAAAAAGGGTTGGTAAATTAAAATTAACAGATAATAAAACTGGGGGCATAACAACTGGTGGTGTAAAAACAAAATCAACTGCAATTGCAATACAAGCACCATCACAAAAAGGTATTGAAAATGTCACTTCACAAATTAGTGAAATGGCAAATAAAGCAATTGAACCAATACAAATAAAAATTGAACCATTATCAAATCAAGAATTAGGACTTGTATCACAAGCACAACAAATCGGAATGAAGATGGGGGAAGCACTTTCAAGTGGTTTGGAAAGGTTAGTTCAAGACAGTGCGATTATGCTTATTGATTTCATTGGTGATGCAATGACTGGTGATGCTGATGCACAAGATTTTGGAAAAGGGTTGTTAAATGTTGTCGGTGGGTTCTTACAACAAATGGGTGCAGCAATGATTGGTTTTGGTATATCATTTGAAGCATTTAAAAAATCTATTGAAACATTAAATCCAGCACTTGCAATTGCTGGTGGTATTGCATTGGTTGCAGCTGGTGCAGCAATATCAAACTTGAGCAAAAAAGGTCTTGATGGCGGTGGCGGTGGTAATGCTTCAACACCATCAATAGCTGGTGGCGGTATTGGTGCAATGAACACACAACCAATTGCATTGGAAACAAAGATTTCAGGGCGTGATTTGATATTGGTACAAAATAGAGAAAAAGGATTTACAAGATAACAAATGAGTGGTGTAATATTTAGGAGTGAATTAAGGTCAGACAATAACACACGATACAAAGTTGAATTGTTTGGTGATGATTATGTTGGTCTGCCAAAGGTTGCAATAATTGGTGGCACTGGAAACACATTTTACATCAATAAAGATTGGCGTGATTATTTGCAAGTTGGTAAAAATTTGTTTATTCATACATCATCAACAACACAAGCGGTTAGCGTGACTGGTATTTTTTCAAACGGAATCACAACACAAATAACAACCAGTGTTGCATATTCTGCAACATATACTCACATTGGTGGTCCTTCATCGACAACCACAACTGATCAATATAAACCAACATTTACACCTGATTTAATTGATTTAAAAACTGAATGGAAAGGTGAAGGTGATGAAATACTTGGTTCAATAAAGTCATCAAGTACATCAGTCACATATGCAAATAATGATCGTTATTTTGATAGGTTCTTTGAACAATATCAAATTACACAAGATAACAAACTAAAATTATTAGTATATCGTTACACAACGGATTGGGAACTTGATTGGGCTGGTATCATTGTAATGGACCTTGTACAATGGTCAAACATAGACAAACCAAGACCATATACATTTAAAGCAATTGATGGACTTGATGCACTTAAAAAATACGAGTTTACACAAACAACATTATCGGTTAATAAAATACAAAGCAATATATTTGAGATTCTTGACATTCTTGGATTGAAACAATTTTGGGGTTCATCAGATGCTTACATTCGAGAATCAATTGAATATTCATCACGTGTACTTGAAGCAACCACAACAACGGATGATTCACCAATTGATTACACATATATTCCTGATAATATGTTTATCGGTGATACAAACGAAAATCCAGTGCAATACATATCATATTATGATGCACTTAAAGCATTAATGGATTTGTTCAGTTGTAGGATATACCATGCTGATGGTATTTATTGGATTCAGCAAGTAAGGAATTTTGATGCAACAACAATCAAATATCGTGAGTATTTAAAAAATGGTACATATATTCATAACACATACACACATCAAAAGTCAGTTGGTAATTCAGGAATTGAAAATTTAAGAATTTTAGCGGGTGGCACATTTGGCTATTTTGCTGGAGCATATCGAACAAGAATTTTAGCAAAGCAACACATTGAGGGTAAACTTACATTTGGAAGTGGGTTGTTTGTATTTGGTACTGGAGTAACACAATCAATATCTGCAAACATTGGAACAATAAAAAGTGAGGGTGTTGGTCACATAAGGGTTGCAATGCGTGTTCGTTTAGGTAATTTTAAATTTGCAAATTATTCAACAAATATTGATTTAGAAATTACAAGTGGCAATAGATACATTAAAGGTGTAGGTAATGCACCACAACTTGAAGGTAAATGGTATGAAGATTCAGTTTCAACAAATAGAAAATGGACTAAAATTGTAAAAAATACAAGTGGTGATACATATGTTTTTTTTGATACACCATCAATAAATTTTGAAGCAGACAACATGATTGTAAAAGTAAGTGCAACATATAATGGACCAATTGATACTGGTGTTGCATTTTACATTGATAATGTGCAAGTATTGTTTCCTGAACTAACAAGTGATGACGAAAACACAATGACTTTGGAAGTAGAAAATGCAAGTGGTTTTTACACAAAGGAAATTGAACTTGATCCGTTAATTATTGTTGATTCAGAAATTGGTACATCAACAATTGCAAAGATTCAGATTGATGAAAACTATAACAATGCACAATCATTTAGTTTGGTTGAATCAACACAATGGGATTGTGACTTTGACACATACCCACCATTATCATATGCTCGTGTAATGGAAGCAATGTCATTGCAAACAAAGCCAGTTGAAAAAATAATGAGTACAATTGTTGGTGATTATTATCCATTCCAATCATTGGCATATAATGACAAGGTGTATGTGTTTAGTGGTTGCACTCGTGACTATGAAATGGATGAGGTAAGTGGGGAATGGTTTGAACAAATATCTGCAAGAACTGGTGTTGCAATTAATAGAATAAAAGACATCATTGATTCAGCTGATATATCAACAAACAAAGGGGAGGTGGCTGAAAATACAAATAGAATTTATCGAGGTATTGAAGAACTCACACCAATGCTTAACTCATCAGACACTTATGCGGTATTCCAAAAAAATAGAGTTGTTGCCGATGGTGGTGTTTTTGAAGGTGTTGATTATGTTGAAGAATTTTTTCCTGATAATCACGTTGTTCAACAATTAAAAATACCCGCATACACTGGTAACAGAATTTATCAAGGTGATATTTTAAGCGTTATAAATGCAAACAATAACAATGAAACTGATTATTTTGAAGTTACTGCGGATGTTCCAATTGGTGCAGTAGTTATTCCAGTAGTTCAAAAAGAAACAACCTATCCAATTAATGAGGGTGATATTCCAGTGTTTAAGAAAGGTGAAGTCACTGAATCAAACAAAGTACGTGCAGACTTATTTCAAATGAAAGGCAATGCACTTGCACCAACTCCTGAAAGTGGTGGTGATTATTTCAAGAATGGTGAGTTTATGTTTTTTGGTTCTTATATTTATTGGCGTGATGGCAATGGTGATTATCATCGTTTGCAAGGCAACACACATCATCCTGACTAATGCCAAAGATGCCACGCAAAGTTTATTCGTTTAAAGAGAATAAACCAAAGAAGAAAAAGAATTGGTTGAAGGACCAAGCGGATTTGAAATTTTACAATACATCACGTTGGCGAAAATTATCACTTGCATATAAGATGCAGCATCCAGTGTGTGAGGTTGTGGATTGTCATCAATCATCATACTACACTGACCACATTGTTCCAGTGTCTGATGGTGGTGATAAATGGGATGAAAATAACTTTCAAGCATTGTGCAGATCATGCAACGCATCAAAAACTGCTAAACAAAGTAAAAAAGTTTACACTAATAAATTTGATTGATAGTACAAATTTGCATAAATGATTGGAGGTGCTATCTATCAACTGCTAAATGTTACATCAATAACAAGTATAGTTGAGCAATTGAACTATGGACTTGCTGCACAAGAAAATTTGTTTCCGCGTGTTATTATAACCGAACAATCCACACCTGAAAACTTCAAGGATGGATACTCAATAATAAACCACGATGTTGAAATAAATATTTTTGCAAGTAAAGTAAAAGATGGCAATGGTGGATTTGCTGAAGCATCAAATATTGCTGACCAAATTGATTTGATTTTAAATCGATTTAAAGGTGTAAGCGGTGGCAAAACAATTCAACAAATTTATTTGTCCAATCAAGAAATTTTATTTGATAGCACTTCGCAAT